GCCGCAGAAAACCGCAATAATCTACCGCCAGGATATTATCCACAGCTGATTGGGGGTAAGAACCTGGACTGGATCCGCTGCTATGCCGAGGGCAAGTTCACATTTGTCCAGGAAGGGCGGCCCGTTTGGCCTGAGTATGACGATGAGCTGATGAGCGGCGATGTCGAGCTGGACCCGTACTACCCCGTGCAAATTGGCGTTGACTTTGGTTTGACGCCGGCAGCAATCTTTGGGCAGCGTACCCAGGCTGGCGGCTGGCGCATCCTCGATGAGCTGGTGACGTTTGATATGGGCCTGGAACGGTTTGGCCAAGAGATGCTGGCCAGGATAGCGGAACGATACAACAAGCAGGAAATACTGATATGGGGGGATCCTGCCGGCAACAAGCGTGACGAGATCTACGAGGTCACGGCGTTTGACCACCTCAGAAGCCTGGGTTTCAAGGCGCAGCCTACTGAAAGCAACGCTTTCCAGGTCCGGCGTGAAGCTGGGGCAGCGCCTATGTCCCGTTTGATAAGCAGCAAACCAGGGCTGATTGTGGATAAAAAGTGCCTAAGACTGCGGAAAAGTCTGTCCGGTGGTTATTTTTTCAAACGCCAAAGCCTGGGTGCCGGCCAGGAAAGGTTCCGAGATACGCCCGTAAAGAATGAACATTCGCATTGCGGCGATGCTTTTGGCTATCTGATGCTCGGCGGCGGTGAACAACGCCGGCTGCGGAGAGGCCACTATTCCCCGCCAGGTTCTGGAGTTTACCAAGCAAATATGGATTTTGATGTATTATGAGCTTTATCCCACACCCAAGTATCAACATGGGGCACCAGCTGGTCCCCTATCGTAAATCGCATTTAATCTCTATGGAGCTGGGAGATTATGAAAGATATCACTACGAAGGTAACTTTGATGATTATATTTCATACGTTGATGACGGACTCATAGAGGAATTTACCTACACGATTATGGCCAAAGGAAAACCAATATGTATTTTTGGCCTACGCCCGTACTGGAAGGGGGTGGGTGAGGTTTGGCTGCTACCAGGTAAAAACATTCGCCAAAATCCGATAGCTGTTGTGAAGGAGTGTCGGGGGTTTTTAGACGAGATGATGTACGAATATGACCTAAAGCGCCTTCAAATCGCCGTTTCAGTAGCAAACAAACCCGCATACAAATTTGCAAAAACATTGTACTTTAATGAGGAAAGCCTGATGGAGCGGTTTGGCCCAGAGGGTGAGGATTATTACATGATGGTTAGGTTTGAAAAATGAGCAGTATTTTTAAGCCAATTGGCAAGCTTGTTAAAGGTGTTGGCAAGGCCCTAGGCCTGGTGCCGGATAAACCGCCTCCAGTTCAGACTCCAAAAATGGACGAGGCGTTGAAGCGCCAGGAAGAACGGGCAGAAACCGCCGAGAAAGAAGCGTTGAAACGATTGACCGCACGAAAACGTGCGCGAAGAACAGGCGGTCTAAGGCTCTTAATGTCTCCCCAGCGCACAGATGACATCGAAGAAAAACGCAAACTTGGCGGCAACACGCCGAAATCCACATAGGAGACACTAATGGGTGCTATATTTAAACCCTTTAGAAAAATTATTTCTAAAGTATTTAAAGAAACTGGCCTTGTCCAAAGCAAAGCCATGTCGGAAAAGCCAGCCGCAGCTCCGGCCGCTCCGGCCGCTCCGGCGCCAGCGGATGATAAACCGGCAGCTGGAATGGGCTTAACTGCGGCAACTGAGGAAGCCCGAAAAAGAGGTGGCCGTAGACGGGCAAGGCGTACTGGTGGTATGCGTCTGCTTATGAGTTCGACAAGCCAACAGGGCGGTAATGACAAACAAACAACGCTAGGGCCTTCATAATGACAAAGATTAAAGATGACCCACGGGTTCACAGCAAATCCAAAGTGGATCCTGTTCGCGCCAGAAACCAGGACGGGACGCTGAAAGGCGATGATCTTTCGACCCCTGATGTAAACGAGGCTTGGGAAGGCGGCAAAGCGCCGGCAAAAACTAATGACGTTAAAAAAACATCAAAATCCAAGCGGCGGTCTTAACCAGGCTGGACGGGACCATTTTAAACGCAAAGAGGGGGCGAACCTAAAACGCCCCGTCAAGAGCGGCGATAACCCGCGCCGAGCATCCTTCCTCGCTCGGATGGCGGGTAATCCTGGGCCGGAGCGTGACGCTAAAGGACGCCCCACCAGGCTTCTGTTGTCGCTCCGCGCCTGGGGTGCATCTTCTAAATCAGATGCTAGATCTAAATCCAGCAACATCAGTAAGAGGCTAAAAAATGCCAAGGCTTAATGTAAAAGAATTGATTGAACGTGAGGCCAAGGCGCAAGCCAGAAAAGACGAGTGGCGGTCTATTTACGAAGATTGTTACGAATTTGCATTGCCGCAACGCAATCTTTATAGCGGTTATTACGAGGGCAAAGTTGCTGGCAAAGGCAAGATGGCCCGTGTGTTTGACTCAACAGCAATCCATTCAACGCAACGGTTTGCTAACAGACTCCAGGCGGGGCTTTTTCCTCCCTATAAACAATGGTGCCGCCTGGAGCCAGGTAGCGCAATTCCAGAACAAGACCAGGACGCAGCCCAAGAAGCCCTGGACAGATACAATGTTCGGATGTTTGAAACGCTGCGCCAAACTAATTTTGACCTGGCAATGGGTGAGTTTCTTATGGATTTGGCTGTCGGCACGGCTGTTATGATGATTACGCCAGGGGACGAGACAACGCCAATCCGGTTTAATTCTATCCCACAGTATTTGGTTGCCATCGAGGAAGGCTCTTATGGCAATGTCGATAACGTCTATCGCAAGCTGCGTGTAAAGGCAGAGTCTCTCCAAACAGAGTTTCCTGACGTTAAGATGTCGGTCGAGTTAGACGATGCCGTGACTCGATCCCCAGAAAAAGAGCTGGAGTTAGTGGATGCTGTTATTCTTGACCAGGAGACTGGCCGGTATCATTACCATGTTATTTGGCCGGCAAAGAAACAAGAGCTTGTCTATCGTGAGATGCGGTCATCGCCATTTGTTGTTGCCAGGTACACTAAGGTTGCCGGCGAGGTATATGGACGAGGCCCGTTGGTTACGGCGATCAGTGATATTAAAACGCTAAACAAAACCCTGGAGCTTCTTTTGAAAAACGCCAGCCTGGCAATTGCTGGTGTTTATACAGCTGCAGATGATGGTGTGTTAAATCCACAGAACGTCAAGATCCAGCCAGGCAGCATCATATCTGTTGCCAGGAATGGTGGCGCACAAGGCCCATCATTGACTCCGCTGCCGAAAGCTGGGGACTTTAACGTCAGTCAAATTGTTATTAACGATCTCCGCATGAACATCAAAAAGATTATGATGGACGATACATTGCCGCCGGATAACATGAGTGCCAGGTCAGCAACGGAAATCTCAGAAAGGACCCGTGAGCTGGCTACAAACTTGGGCAGTGCTTTTGGCAGAATGATTACAGAAATCCTGGTGCCGATTGTTAGCCGCACTTTATATGTCCTGGATCAGCAAGGCATGATTGATTTGCCATTGCGCGTTAATGGCATCGAGGTAAAGGTTACGCCAGTGTCCCCATTGGCCCAGGCACAGAAACTGCAAGAGATCAATGATGTCATGCAGTATATGCAAATCGCCAACAGCATGGGGCCGCAAGGGCAGACCACTGTTGCCGTAGACCGCGTTCTGAAATTTATTGCAGAGCGTTTAGGTATTAGCCAGGAGCTGTTGGCAACGCCACAAGAACAGCAAATGATGATGCAACAATTACAACAAATGATGGCTCCACCAGAAGCGCAACAAGCAGAAGGGGCCATTGAGGAAGCAATGGTATGAACGAGGAAGGATGGGACGGCCTAGTCCCTGCCGAGATGGCAAAACCAGAGGCAGACGATTTAGACATTCTGTACGGCAAGGTTTTTAAAACATCAGAAGGTCAAAAGGTCTTGAGCCATCTAAGGCAAACGACAATCGAGCAGCCGTCTTGGGTCCCAGGTGAGGACGCTAGTTTTGGCTATGTACGGACAGGGATGGCAGAA